GGGAGAAGTCCACCCGTCGCAAAGGCGTTTCGCAGAAACCTCCACCAATAGGGTGGACGGACTATCTTTTGTTTTATTATTGCAATGTCAATATGGTTCTGGTATAAGGTACTATGCAATATAATGTCAATCGTTTTGCGGAGTTTCCGCTGTATGGTTTACCTGTAGCCGTTTTTGATTTTGAGACAACGGGTATTGATCCAACAGATTGTCGTGCTATCGAATTGGCGATTGTACATTTAAATCTAGGTCACAATAATGCAGAGGTAGTATTTAACGAGCGTTTCAATCCTGGCATACCCATTCCGGATGAGGCGGCAATGATACACGGTATAGGGGACAGTCAGGTTCAGGATTGTTCATTTTTCTGGGATTTCTGGCCTGAGATAGATGGGTTATTGAGGGACAGAGTTTTGGCAGCATATAATCTACCGTATGATTGGACATTATTGAATGCAGAATACAGACGGAATGTTAGTTGGCAGCCAACGGCTCATCAGCATACATCGTATGGAAATCAGTTGTTTGGGATTTGTGGTTTGGTGATGGCTCGTGCGATGGACAGTGATCTTCGTGGAAAGGGCAGTCATCGTTTAGGTGCAGTGTGTGGTCGACGTGATATTGAGATTAGTCAGGAGCATAGTGCGATAGGGGACACGTTAGCCAGTGCCCAATTGATTGAGACGTTGATGTCAGAGATACGTCAAGAGAGGCAAGAGAGATTTGCGACGCTGCGTGATTTTTGGGCGTGGCAAAAGATGAAGGCTATAGAGCAGGAGTTTGGTTTACGCCAGTGGTTGTTGAAGAAGGGTATAAAGAATGATGTATGGCCTTGGACGGACTATTGAGATGACAAAGGGTCAACGAGCGTATGAGTATCGTCAGCGATTTCGGTGTAGTTGGTCGGTAGTTGCTGAGAACATTGGGTATTGCAACAGTCAGTCTGCTTTGAGAGCAGCGAGGAATTACGCAGACAAGACTTCTCAGCCTTGGCCTTTGAAGAAGGCTTCGAAGGGGGCTTGTATATATAGTTCACGGAAACATGGGATAACCTGGATGGCTTTAGCGAGAACGTACAATCAAGATATAGCTGCTGTTCAGAGATGTGCTTACAAGTGGGCTAAGCGGTATGGTGTAGTATGGCCACCAAGATAAGAAGGACAGAAGCGGCAAAGGCAATAGTGATGTCATTGATGCAGGTGATAGATCCATTAAATGAGGCGAGTGTTCGTCCAGAGGACATAGCTCATTCGTTGGCATTTATTCTGGTAGCGTACAAGGTAAATGCTGGTTGGAGTACAGAGCAGGTGTTGCAGTTGATCGAGCATTACATTCGGGAGACAGACAAGTTGATGCCTTCCGATTTACCACCGGATGATGGAGAGTACAATTAGAGGAAATACTCAGATGCTTCGTAGTATATGATGTGTTCAGCGGTGTTCTCTTCAGCGGCCAATATTTTACAGATCCATATAAAGTGTGTGGTATCGGGCTTACGTTTATTGGCAGTCCAGCTGTTGACGGTATTTTCGGATACGTTTATTTTGTTTGAGAATGCGGCTTGTGTCATCTTGTTGTTTCTGAGTTTTAGCTTTAGCCATTTTCCGAATGTCATAGAATCTCCTAGAATGGTATGGGCCAGATTACGTTCGGGACATCAGCAGGTATATTTGCACTTTCGAGTCTGGGGATGACCACAGCACCTTTTCCGTATGCGTCGTGTCCCCAGCAGTGCCATTCGGGATGTGCTTTTCTGGAGAAGAGTTCGATTTTGTTTTGGGTGGGGTGCATTCTGGAGATTCGTTCGATGAATCTGGTAGGTTTAGCTGAGTGACGTTGTCTTCTTTCTTGGTAGAATTGTCGTTCATTTCGTGTACCTCTTGGTTTAGGGATAGCACCTTTTGTTCCGACGATACAGATTTCGACGGAAGACATGGTGTAGTATCCTGGATTGGTGATAAGTTTTTCCCAAACGAAGCCGATGGTTTTGTATTTAAATCCCCAGGCTTTGAGAACGTCTATGGAGATATCGAGTTGTGGACCGGTTGTCCACATATAGCAGATGCAGTTTTTGGCCGAGATGTGTTTAACGTTCATGTTGCAGAGTTCATCTGGTTTCATAGTTGGGTAGTGGTCAGATGCAGAGCCGGTGTCATTCATTCCTTTATCGGTAAAGTTTCGTCCATCGTAGTCCCACGGAGGGTCACAGTAGATGACGTCGAATTGTTGTGGTGGTTCATCGGTGTATTGGAATTGTTCTTGTGTGTTTGGTAGGAATAGGTTTAGTTGTGTCATTTTTTCTTTTTGTCCTTGTGTATGCCGAATGAGGCGTATGGTTCTTGTCTGGTAATTTGTTCTATAAGTTTATCTCTTTCTTCTCGTGATGATGTAAGGTTTCGGGCTATTTTTTCGACGGCCCGAACAGAGAGGTCCATAGAGTGGAACAGTTCTTCTATGGTACCGTCTTGTTGTTGCCATTTTTGGAGTAGAGTTTGCTGTGCATTGGGCAGTATTTTCTTTCGATTTTTGGTAGTGTACCCGACGGATCCTAGTCCGATGCGTTTTGGGGTAGCGTCCTTTGTAATTTTTCGGATTTGCGGTTCGAGTTTAGCGACGATTTCTTTAGCAGCGATGTATTGTTGATAGACATCATTTGAGTTGTACATAGAATCGAAGTGTTCACAGTGTGGGGTATATGGGCATTTAACACAGCCAGCCCCTGGGTTTGGGTTAAGGTTTTGGTCAAGTGTTTTGATGGCGGTGGTGATATCATCTTGCCATTGTTGCAGGAGATCTTTTTGTTCGTGTGTGTCGATTGTTTTTCGGAAGAAGCATTTGAGTCTGAGGTTTGCGATTTCGAGGGTAATAAAGTCGGGTCTATATAGTAGCCACGTAACGACGGCTTGACATCTTCTTTGGAAACTGTCTAGTTCGTCGTAAGTGGCGACCCAAGAGGTTTTGTAGTCTGTGACGATGGCATTGACGTATGTATTGTCAGTTTCGTGGTCATATTCTTGTACGATTTTGACGACATCGAGTAGGGTTCTGAACTTAGCTGTTTTGTCGTAGTAGTCAACATTGGCCCAGTTTTCGGTGAAGGCAAAAGGGTGTTCGTGGTGTATGTTGTCTCCGCTTTCGACGGGGAATTTTTTATGCCAGTTGAGTGCGAGAGTTGCTCCATTGAGTGCGTCGATGAGTGGTGCTGGAGGTTCAGGGTTATTATCATAGGCTCGACCTTGAGAGCAGTATTTTTCGACGATGTTATCAGCGATAATTTGTGGATTTGTGTCTGGATTCTTGCCAATTTCCTCTAAAATTGCGTGTGCAACGACCCCCGTATGAAAGATAGATCGATCATAGGGGGTGTTTTTCTTCCACAATTCGACAGCATATGGGCAGTGATTGGAGTGCATTTTTATGGTAGTTGGGTGATATGCTGGCATAATGTCTTCTTATTTATTGATTTGGTTAAAAAGTTTGGAGAGATTGGGGTCTTTGATGGTTCCTGTGAGTGGGAATGTAGGTTTACAGAGTACGTTCTGGTTACCTTCGAGCATAAGATATCGCGAGGTTTTCTTTTCCTCTTTATTTTGTGCTGGGTAGAGGAAGCCGACGAAGTTAAAGAACTGAGCGATTTCTCCGGATGTTTTTTTGCCGTCGAATGCGGGTCTGAGGTGTCTTGTACCGGTACCTTCTTCGTATGTAGTTTCGAGTAGTGCGAGGCATACGATATGTTTTGGGACTTGTCTGAGTGCTCGTATAAAGCGTCTCATATAGTCAGCGAGCTTCCCCCAGTCTTGTAACTTCATAGCGTGTCTGCCTTTATTGGTGAGGTCATCTTTACAGAGTCGTTGCACTTCGGTGAGAGAGTCGATAACTATTGTATCATATTTTGCCCATTGTTCGGGTGAGTTTGTGATACTGCTGAGAATATCGCTGAGCATTTGTACGGATGATATGTGTATGAGGTCAGCATTTGGGTTGCTGTGCATAATAGAGGTTTGTCCGTTTGGTTCGGTAAGCAGGACGAGTGGTTTTGGTGCGGTCACAGCGAGGAAAGATTTTCCGGCCCCGCTGTCTCCGTAGATGAGGCAGTTAATTTGTGCTTGTGCTTTTTGTTTACCGGCATTTAGAATTTGAAACTTCACGTAATCTCCAAGGGTTGTGTGGTTCAGTAACAATAGTATTGACATTTGTATGGATTGTCAATACACTTCTGTTATGACCTTGGATGAGATATTAAAAATACTCGATAGAGAGGAAGCTACACGTGTTGCTGAGTGTGGTCGAAATGCGAGTTGGCATTGGTACAAGGATGACCATCGTCGTAAAGTTCCTGGCATGCCTATATTGGTAGCGTGGGCTGATCATTTAGAGTTATCGGATGCAGATTTAGGAGAGTTGATACGAGATGCTCAGCAGGTCCGAATACAGATTTTGGAGCAAC